TAATCAACATTGATGTATTTCACTTCAAATGGTTGCTTCAATTTCAATTCCTCTAGCTGCCGTTTCAATTCATCACGCTCGGCCACGACTTCCTCATATTTCGAATAAGCAATTACTGTTTTCTTCATCCCCTCGTCCTCCTTCAAAATATCATCAAGTCTTTCGCCATTCCGATACCGTTCCAGCTGTTCCGGCATCAGCTGATATGTCCTTACCGTCGAATCAATATTGTGCGGACGGTTGCCAAACCGTGGCGGACCCATGCGAGAGGGAGAAACTTTCGTCAAGGTTGCCATTTTCATCGCTCCCCCAATCTTCTAATCTTCAATTGTCCATTCACCTTCAAAAATTTCATACCAACTCGGCGCATCTTCTTGAGATTCGATGTCAACGCTGTCTGGAGAATACGTGAACGTTTTATTTTCGATGTGACAACAAATGGTCTTTCCCTGCTTAAACGCCTCTTTCGCTTTTTCAAAGCTGATGTATTTAGGGAGGATTCGCCATTTCTTTTCAACAAAAGATGTTGTCAATGTAATCTGACAAAGATAATTTCCTTCCCGATCAACTTGATAATAACTGTTCCGGTCGAACTTTCTGACCCGAACTTTTTCGTCATCACTAACAGCGATTTCACCATCTTTCAATCTGCTGAACATTTCCCATGTCGTTAGCCATTCACTCATTCTCTTTTCCTCCCATCATGTTTTGCCTAGCAACCTCAAATACTCTGCTTCTATCCTCAAGCGATCGCCATACCCAATGCCGACCGCGTTTTTCATACCATTCAAACCAATACGGCTCAAAATCGGTTCGTTCGCCATATCCGATACGAGAACGTCCGTCATGATATAGTTCTGCATGAACCATCTTGTAGATACCGTCACGATGTATCACAAGTGCGTAGTCATCGCTTTTCCCCCATTCCCATTCTTTGACGTATCCTAACACTTCCCAGCCGGGGAAAGCACTCTGTAGCCTTTTCAGTATGATGTCATCGGCTTTCTCCGTCTCAATAAAATCGAAGATCGTCAGCTGTTCCATTTATTCCCTCCTTTCGGGAGCATTTTATTCAAAACTTCTTGTTGAAACTTCGGTAATTCAATTCGTTCATGTAAAGCTCTTGCAATTTGTGCCAGCACATAAGCATCTGTGACATTGTTGGAATCATGTTCAAATCCCCATCGTTTGTATACTTCAAGCACTACCTGCTCTTTTTTGGCGTTTCCTTTGGCTCCGGCGAATTTTTTGAGAAGGGAAGGAGCAACATCGACATACGGAATGCCTCTTCGGTACAATTCGATCCGAATGCCCCAACCGATTCCGCCAAGCAGAAAGCCACGCTGACTAGCATAACCGAATCCTTCAATAGCCACAAAGTCGCAATCAAGAACAGATTCGCTAACAGCTTGGATAAGATTGCTCATTCTCGCCGGATCATCGCCATCTCTTTCGATTTCTTTCATCTCAATCACTTCCCCGTATGGCGATAACGCGACAAATCCTGTCCGTAAAGATGGGTCAATGCCTACGAATCTCTCAAATCTCATCAATATCCACTCTCCTGGCGTTCGTGATTGACGGCGTTTTTCCGCATGTACGCTTCTTCTACCTCTTCCCAAGAAAAGCCGAGCATTTCGCCAAGTCCGATGAAATAATCCCAAATGACGACGTATTCTGTGATGTCAGTCTTCAAGCGTACTGTACAATCGAATAAGTCTATAAACTGATCTATAATTGACTCTCTTTTCCATGGTTCGATTTGTTCCCATTCCAACGTTCCAATGTTTTCATCAAGCCCAATGCTCAAAAGGAAATGCAAGCAGTCCACGTATTCTTCAAGGAGTGGATTTTTGACTACAACCTTTCCTGTTCCTCGGCATTCAATGCAATTTTCCGCCCAAACAGTCCCTAAATCACCTGTACCCTTGCATAGAGGACATTCACCTAATTCTTCTGTTCTCGGTTTTTGGTTATAACTCCAATATTTGAAGAATCTAGCTTCATTCGCTAACTCTCCAAGCTCCACCACCAGCGCAAGAATTTTCTTTGCCAGCCGATCTTCGCCAGGTTTCCGCGGATGCTCTTTTTCGATGTGTTCGTCAAGTTTGCGTTGTAGTTCAAACAGTTTAGCTAAATTCAACGTTTTTCACCTCGTTAGCTTTAATCTCGTTACGCGAAAACTAAATACGCTAAAACTATCAGGAGAACTACTATGCCTAGTACACATACAATTGCTGTAGCCGTCAAAAAAACGTCCCACATGTATCGGTTCATCTCATTCCCTCCAGCTAGGCTTATAGACGGCGTTTTTCTCACTTTCAGATATTTCTATTACCCTCGCAAGAAAAACGCCATATGGGCTAAAATTTTAAGTTTCAGAGTGTTTTAATCTTAATCAACCCATATTTTTACCTTGAAGGAACGATCTTCGTAAATGCTGCTCTCTCCACCAAAAAACGAGTATCCCCTATCCAAAATCATTGCTAATTCAACCTCGTTGATCTCTACCCCCTCTTTTAGAACGCCAGTGTAAGTGTGTGTTGCGTACCCGCCATGTGAGTAGCATGATTCAAAAATGTCTTTCCAGCGAATGTCGTATAAACTCTCAACGCCAAAACGCTTTAATAACGACTCCTTTATTTGCGGATAGTTGTTTTTGCCTGCTTCTGTTTCGTGAATGCTATCTAACCTAGTCATCTTTATCCCTCCTGTTAAATTTGAGATTTCGAGTGTGTTAATCTTTTAGTTTTTGCATCGCAAGCACATGACGCAATGTGTAAAGTCATAGATAGATTGGCCTTGGTGTTCCGTGATGCCCATGTCTAGCAGCTGTCGAATCATCATTTGACGTTTGAGTTCCTTTGTGAGCTGAACTTTTTCGTAGAGGATGCCCATCAACAACATACCTCCTTTTTCAATCGTTCTTTTGCTTCACGAAGCCGTCTTCTGAATTCGATCATTTCCTGCTCAAATTCTTGTCTATCACGTTCGGCATGTTCGCAATCGCAAGCTGCCACCAAGCAGACTCCATTCATCACCTTTGTGTACAGACGTCCTGTTCCATTGCATTTCACGCACACGATTTACGCCCCCTTTAGTCTGAAATCTTCACCCTCGACCTCGAGGAGATATGGACCACATTGTCCTATCAATCTACTTGCCGCAGCATATCCGATTTTTTCGCTTAATGTTCCACGATCTTCATTGCTATTAAAGACAATCGGTTTTTGCTTTCTGTATCTCTCGTTGATGATCTGATAATAGAGTGCCTCTTTCGCTTCCGACCATTTCGCTTTGCCGATGTCATCCCAAACTAAAACATCTGCATCAATGGCACTTTGCAGGAGTCGATTGAGCGTTTCTCCCTCGTCGTTCATCATCTTGGCTTGGATGAGCTCGTCCATGAATGCGACATCCGAAACAACGAGTACATTGAATCCGTCCTTAATGAGCCGTTTGGCCAATGCGATTTGCAAATGGGTTTTGCCGATCCCAAAATTGTTATGCTGCTGTTTAATCGCAGACCGTTCGCCTATAGGTATTTCTTTTAAACGCTGTTCGCCAACAACGGCAATGAATCCAAGATTTTTGTTAGGCATGATTTTTTTCTTGGTTCCATCCTCTTGTTTAATCACAGAAAACTCGTTTAAATAGTTTATGGTCATTTCATACATAGCCCGCTGATACTCGTTTGCTTGCTTATAGTTTTCAAAGTTTGCATGAACGAATTCATCCGGAATTAGCGCCTGTTTGAACCGACGCTTCCAGGCTTTTCGTTCTCTGCATTCACACGGTTTTGCGAATTCATAACCTTGCTCGTCTTTATAGAAAATGAATTCCGTATCCTTGCAGATCGGGCACTCATGATCCGCCCCAAGCTCGTCGTGCGGCTTCGGCTTCTCGGAGGATTTGCTCATAAGACTTGCCTTCTTTTGCAGATCGGCTAACACCTCGGCGATGCTTGCGAATCGTCCCGCCATCCGTATCCTCTCCTTTTTGCCCGTGATATTTGCTTAGCAACACTTTGCGCACGTATTCGAAAGAATGGATCTCATCCCCATTGAATTTCGGTTCATACTCGTCAAACACTTGGTCGATCAGTTTAAGGATGTCATCCAGCGGTATCTGCTCTTGCAGGAGTTTTTCTATGGCCGCTTCATCTTTAGGAGAAAGCGATAGTCCTTTTCCTCTGCGTTGGATGTATCTGTTAGCAATCAATTGGAATGATTGAGCATGGGCGTCGCCTATATCATCATCAATATTTTTATTTAAATCTTTATTTATATTTTTTATTTCTTGGTAAGCGAATTCGCTTACTGTAGAGTAAGCAGTTTCGCTTACTGTAGTGTCAGCGATTCCGCTTACTGTACTTTCTTTCGTTGACTGTAAGCGCCATGTATCATAATCCTTGTTAAACGCTAGTTTTCTAGATTTGGAAAAAGTGCCTTCCTCAGTAACGATGATGATGTTGCTTTCGATCAGCTTATCGAGTTCTTGCTTCACTCGTTGTTTATGCACGCCTGTAGCTTCAGCAAGAAAGGTTAGGGACATAGCATGATCCTTACGGTTAAACCCGTAAGTATATCGCCATATCACTAAAATCAATCGAAACTGAGTTGGGCTGAGCTTGGTCAGCGCCAGGCGTTCTAAAATCTTATTTGCAATTTTTGTATATCCATTCTCAAGCTGTACGTCTGCCAAGCTCAACACCTCCTATTTCTTGACGCATATTGCAAGATCGCCAACCACACGTTTGACGGTAAATTCCGGGTATCTCCGCATATACTCTAGTACAAGCTGTTTGAAATGCTCTTT